CATCATTGATAAAGTCATGAAAGTTATGTTCTGCAATTCCATTTCCTGTTTCTCTGCCCATTAGATATGCTTGTCTCTTATTCATTTTGATTCCCTGAAATATTGGATTATTAAGGAGAGAAGACCCTTTCTCTTGAGTCTTCTCATTTTGCGTTTACGGTTTATGAAGTCAGTCATTTTTCCAATTTATGTTAGGAAAAATCCATTTCAACCATGCCCCATCGTCCCAATTTCTTGTGCATACTGGAGGGACTTCAAAAACATAGTCACCAGTTAGATATATCTTCCATGCTTCGTTAAAATTGGTGACCTGTTCCATTTGTTTTTTAGTTGTTTTAGTTTTCGTTTCAATGTTTTTGTTAATAGTCATTTTCCTCCCAATATTGTTTGATTGCTAACTTGAGAATGATTTTTGTTCTTTTAGTCTCATCAATTCCAAGGGCATCAAATGCCTCTTGTGGATTGCCTGTGATGCAGTATTCATGATTGCCTAGTTCATAAACTAAAGCACTCTTGAGATTGTCATCATTAGATAGAAATTCTTCTGTTCTGTCAGAGTGCTTAGTACATAAGTCAATGAATGACTGTTTATCTGATTTGCGTATGAACCCTCCACTACCAACTCCTGAAACTTCACTTGTGTCTTTTACTCCTAATTCTTCAAGTCCCTCCTTTAATTGTTTTTCACTGAAAGCATACGCAATGGGAAAGTTATTGAATTCACTTTGAATCTGTGCCTTGAATTCGTTATAGGTCATTTTGTCTCCTGTGAGTTAAGATCTTGAAGGATTACGCCAAGAGCCAAACTTGGAGCAATTATGAAAAGAACACTGAGGATGAATCCCGCCGGATCAGGGTTGACTGTATTCATTATTCCAACAAGAACTCCTACCATAATGAATCCGCCCATGATCATGATTGCTTCTAGTTGTCTCATTCTGTCTCCATTGTTTGTGTCCAATTATCAGCAGAATCATTTCTACTATGTCCATAATACTATGCATATGATGCATGTCAAGCACAAAATGCATTAAATACAGGGAATAACTAAAATAATCTATTGACCTGAGAAAAAGTGAATGCTCATATCTAACACCACAAGCACAGAATGCATTACTCCTTGCATCAATACCTCTGCATCATTTGCATTGAATGCAGGGCAATCTGAGAAGAATCTAAGGTATGAGTTCAGAAGAATTGGAACAAATAGCCACTGTGATTGGTTTGAAATCCTCAACTTTTTATCGGAAACAGTCTCTCTTCAGAGAGATAGAAGAGAGGATAAAAAAGGGAAGACTCTCAGCAATCGGACATGTCTCTAATGCTCTGTTTGATTCTGCAATAAATGGGAACATCACTGCACAGATCTTTTATCTCAAAAACAGAGCACCAGAGATGTATCAAGACGTTATTCAGCAAAAGTTTACTGTGGAGGCTGTTGGTAAGCTCTCAGACACTCAACTGCTTGATGAAATACGCAAAGATGAGTCGATAGCTTCTCAAGTCTCAGGTCTTTTGCCTCTCCCTCAGTCTCAAACTCAGTCTCAATCTGTGGAATGATCACCACAGAGCAAGCCGTAGCAACAGATCAAGGGACGAACACACAAGATTCTGAATCTCTTGAGTCTTCAGTCTGGTTGAGAAGTGAGAAGACAGGAGATCGCAACCTTATTCTGTCTTCCTGGCTGAGATCTGCACTCCAGTTCCCTATCTGGCATGAAGGGAGAATCGGATCTCCATCGATCAACCTACCCCCCGGTGGGGGTACCCCCCTCCATTCAGTACACCAGACAATCCTAAAGAAATTATTAGATCACAGTATGGTGTTAGTAGCCTCAGACCCTGAGGAGGATGACCATGTATTTGGGTACTGTGTATTTGAGAAGGACTGTTTGCATTGGGTGTATGTAAAGAAGGACTTACGTAGGATGGGTTTGGGTACATATTTATTGTCACGCACAGGATTGGGTGAGAGAGCAGAGGACTTAGGGGATGGTTCACCTCGGTTACGTTATTTAGAAGGAGAGGTGGAGTGTTCTCATAGGACACCTGCACTGAATCATTTCAAGGAAGTGCATTTTATTTGGAACCCTTATCGGATGTGGATATGAAGATAGAGATGATCATCATGGAGAAGGCAGTGAACTTACCCGGGTTGGAGAATGGAAGGGGGTTGAGTCAGACGGATCATGGGGTCTTGATGGAGTATTCAGATGGGTTTGTGAAGGTATATGGAGCACCCCCGAAGTTGGATGGTCGGATGGTGAATTACATGATCCCCGTAGGAAATATATTAATGATGGAGAGTGAGGATGCCTACAAAGCCCGGAGCAAAGAAGAAGAGAAGTACGAAGAACGACTTAGGGTTGTCGAGGGAGCAGAGGACATTGTTGGAGCAGGTGTTGTTAAGAAGTCGGTTAAGGCAGCAAAAGGAAGAGGAGTTAAGGGTAAAGGGTGAGAATCTGCAGAGGAGTTTATTTCCTTCACAGACGGGGTTTATAGGAGATGGACGGAAGAAGAAATTAGCACGTTGTAGTAGGAGGGCAGGCAAGACACATTTAGCAGCAGTAGGGTTGTTGAGTGCAGCCATTTCGACTCCCGGGATCATGTGTCCTTACATCACTCTGTCGATCAAGAATGCACGTAGGATATTGTGGAACACGTTAGGAGAGATGGACCGTGGGTTTGGGTTGGACTTGGAGTTCAGGCAGAATGATCTGACAGTCAAGTTGAGTAATGGAAGTAGTATTGTATTGGGAGGAGCACAGGACAGGGATGAGGTAGATAAGTGGAGGGGACCGAAGTATTCGTTATGTGTAATTGATGAAGCCCAGAGTATGCGTACATCGATTTTGAACACATTGATAGAGGATGTCTTGGAACCTGCGACTTTGGACCTTGATGGTTCGATTTGGATGTTTGGGACTCCGAATGCATCCAGTTCTGGTTATTTTTATGATGCAGATGCATTTGAACGTAGTAGTTGGAGTAAGCACAACTGGACCTTGTTGGACAACCCTCACTTACCAGGAGCACAGACATGGTTAGACAGGAGGAAGGAGGAGAATGGGTGGAGTAATGAGACACCAATTTTCAGGAGGGAGTATCTTGGAGAGTGGACAAGGGACACCGAGTCGATGGTGTATCGTTTTTCACAGGACAGGAATGTGGTTGAGGAGGAGTTGGAAGAGAACTTTTTCGATTTCGTACTCGGAGTGGATCTGGGATATGAGGATTCGACTGCATTTGTGGTGTTGGCATTTTCAGAAGACATCCCAGAGGTCTACTGTGTACATGCCGAAAAGAGTAGTCACATGGGGGTTGCAGAGATTGCGGAAAAGATCAAAAGGTTGGAAGAGAGGTACAGATTCGTAAGGAGTGTGGTTGACACAGGAGGATTAGGAAAGATGATCACAGAAGAGATGAACAAGCGTTTTGAGTTGAATCTATTTCCTGCAGAGAAGGCACGTAAGTTAGATCACATCACATTGATGAACAGTGATTTTGAGAGGGGGAGGATACAGATTGTGAAGGGACCTCTGACAGAATCGTATATTGATGAGTTGGATTTATTGGAGTGGGATCACGGTCAGATGGAGAAGGGGAGGTATAAGGAAGCAGAGAACTGTGAGAATCATTGTTGTGATGCAGCATTGTATGCATGGAGGGAGGCACTTCATTATTTACACAGGGAGCAGACTCCAAAGCCTGATTTTGGATCAAGTGAGTATTTCACACAGTTGGAGCAGGAGATGGAGTCAGACATGATTGCAAAGGTCCAGAGGGTAGAGGATGCAGAGGAGCAGGAGTGGTGGGAACTTAACTGAATAAGGAGAAACTGATGCCAGGATATCATAAGAAGAAGAAGGGTAAGGGAAAGAAGAAGTAATGTTTGGCAAGGAAGAAAAGTTGATCCTCAGAGATGAGATGAACTTGAGGGAGATCCGGGAGATGATTCTGTTCCTCAAGGAGAACAAGGTAAGGACATTTGAGGGTATGGGAGTATCAGTGGAGTTTGATGTAGAGATGGAGACACAACCACAGGCAGTCCCTCAACCTTTCAGAGATCCTGTGGATCAGGACATAGTAACCTCTCATTTTAATAGCTGATGTTTTGGTGGGAAGCAGAGATTGACAGTTGTCATGATGAGTTGATGGGAGTCATCAACAAGCTCAATGACAATCATTATGACAGAATGATGGCAAACCTGGACTTTCTCAGGGTTTACAGTCAGAGGAAGTATGATTTACAGGATTTCAGGCATGGAATGGTAAAGACATCCAACTATGCGTTGGACAGACGGGATGACATGCGTATGCGTATGAATGTCACTCAGTCGATGATAGACACGATCACATCCAAGATTGGGAAGAACCGTCCTCGTCCAATGTATTTGACTGAAGGAGGAGACTATTCTCTGAGGACGAAGGCCAAGATGATGGGGAGGATGATGGAGGGATTGTTCATGCAGACGAAGTTGTATGATCTGATGCCCAAAATCTTCCAGGATTCCTGTATTTTTGATATAGGAGTGCTCAAAATCTATGTAGAAGACAACAAAATCCAGATTGAGAGGGTTTTTGCAAATGAAATCCTCTGGGACATGGATGATGCTCTCTATGGAGACCCTCAGAGTCTCTATCAGGTCAAAAAAGTACATAAAAGTTACCTTTTGGACCGTTTTTCAGGGTTTTCGACTCAAATCAACAATGTTTCAGTAGGAAAACAGGATGAAACACCAGATGCAGACTTAATCGAGGTGGTTGAGGGGTGGCATCTGCCCATCAGTGAAGATTCTGATGATGGAAGACATGTAATCTGTATCGAAGGAGCAACACTTTTAGATGAGGAATATGGCAGGTCTCAGTACCCGTTTCTGGTCCTCAAATGGAGTGATTCTGTTGTAGGTTTTGGAGGAATCTCCTTGGCAGAGCAACTTTATCCTGTT